AATGGTACCTCTAATCTTGCCACGTTATCCATTATAACCTTTCTATTAAATCTTTTATTTCGTAATTAAGTTTTTCAGCATTGCTTTTGCAATGTCTGATTACCGCAGATAAAATGTTAGCATGAAATTTTTCTTGTATACTATCAAGTTCTTTATGCACAACACTTGGATCTGGGTAATCAAGATTGATTGCTATCTCATTTGCACCAGTCAAAGAGACATTCATTCCAAACAGATGTGAATTATTTTTTTGCATCTGAATTTTTTGCTACAAAGTCAGCACCGATGTTTGGATCTAATTCTCTCAAACTTTTTGATAATACTTCAATGCCTTGAACTACTTCTCCATAAGGTCTAGTAAATAAATATCTTAGTATGCTCTGTACTTGAGATCCAGATATTATATATTGTTTGTCCATTTGCTGTTGATGTGCAGCCATCGCTGCCATCTCTTCATTTTGTTTAGCTTCCGCCATTTTTTATCTCCTTTATTAAATTTTTTCTTTCATAGATGCTCAAATATAAACACATTTGAGTCTCCTAATAGTAACACCCTAGCCAATACTACATTCTCTTGTACGCTTAGATATGGGCGTTTAAACATGATTTGCTATGTTTTATGCATCTGGGTACTCCTTTTGTTGTGTTTCTACGTCTTGCTCTAAAACTTCTACAATTAATCTCTTTAAGTACCACTCTGCCTTTTCTAAATCTTGAACAGGCTGTCCTTTATACTTATACCTAGCCATGTATTTCATACATGCACCTTTAAGATAACCGTGAAATTCTTCAGTAGTCATAGATTCTTTGATAAGATCTATAGTCTCAGTTTTAGACTGTCTATAATGCTCTGGAAAATTTACATCATCTGCCATATCTTTTCTTTACCTCCTGGATATTAACAGTTTCAATATCATACTCTCCACCTTTTACATTACGTTTAACTATAAGTCCACTCCACCATAGTCTCTGAGTATTATATGCGTATGCTTCTCTGTGTGTCAAGTAGCAACCTGCAGATAATCCCATAATTTTTTTACCAGATGGCTTAGATGCAATAGCATAATCTAGTAGATGAGAATGCCCAACAGTAGATGATACTTTATTTTTATTAACCAATGCCCTGGCCATGTTCTCTCCAGAGATAGCTGTACCCATAACACCACTAGGAAAATTATGTGAATAGTATACACCATCTATGACTGCAGGATATCTGTAATCATAGGTATGCCATCCATACTCTGGGTACTTTAGATCTTCTATAGTCATGTGCCCTTCAAGCTCTGGATTATCTTCTACCATACGAAGTATACGATCTTCATGATTACCCAATAGCATGTGCATTTCAGCATCATGCTTTCCAATACCATCATTAAACTTCTGTAGTGCATCATGTGTATGCTCTACATCTTTTTTGTATCTTCTACCTTCAAATGATTTTTTCTTTCTATCGTAGCTAGACATAGAGTCCATACTTGCAAAGTCTCCCATACAAATTACTTTATCTACCTTTAAGTCTCTAGCCATTCTACCTGCCCAAGTAAATCTTTCATTGCTGGCATGAGGTGTGCAATGGGGGTCTCCTATTACTAAGTGTGTTGTCATTAATGTAAATCCTTTTTGTTTTTAAATTCTATTAAATCAAATACATTATCTGTATCATCTTGTCCATTAGGTTCTAGTATACTACTTTCAAAAGCCATAACTCCTTTTTCATATAGTACATCGGGCTGATCAATAGCCATCTTTACCATTCCCTTTGCAATGTAAGTGGCTATGTCACGTTCACTATCAGGTTTAGAATCTATTATACCTAGACTAAATCCATTCTCATGTGGCGTAATAATTACAGACACTGATGTAAAGAGATCTATATTTATATCATCTTTGTTGCTCATACTAGCCCCATCAATTCATCAATACCCTTTACTTCTTCATCATCTGCAGGCTTGCCTTCTTTTAAAAGTTTTTCTTTTTTATTATTTAGCATAGCTATTGTCTCTGCTACTTCTTTATCCTGTTCTTCTTTCATAAGCTCTATGTCTTCATCAGAAAGATTAGCTGGAAATGTTACCATATTATTCTCCTTTGTTTGTTTGTTTCATAATACCTATAAATGATACACAGTCAAGTACTATGAGGGGTTTCCTGCCATTCATTTTTAAAACTACGGCAGGTTCTAGTTTAGAATTTGAAATAGATTGATCATAAGCATCATACAATCCTTTCCATGTTTCTTTATTCTTACATTCAATAGAGAATGGGAATAACTTTTGGGCTTTTTCAGATAGTTTGATGTCTATACCAGACTCTCCCATGATAGCACACCATACATCTGTATCTACTTTTAAGCTAGGGAATGCACCAAGTAGTGCATCCCTAACCCAGTTTTGAAGCCTTCGCCCCTTGGCTTTTCTACTGCGTACACTAGAAGCCATCATCTACCCTTGGATTTTTGACTTCAGTATACCAAACCCACTTAGGGTTTTTTGCTTGAGATTGCTGTTGTGGCAGCATCTGCAAGTTTTCTCCCCAACAAGGAAACTTGTAAGGGCAGAAACTACATGCCGTACCTAGAACTTTATTGCCTGTCTTCTGCTTTCTAAAGTACTCATCTTCATCTTTGAAACATCTTTTAAATTCTTTATCTAAAGTTATAGCTCTTATATTATTATCAATATCACTGATTGCTTTCTCTTTATATTCTTCATCAGCCATTGGTGCCTCTGTTAGTACCCATTCTCCTGTAGATTTATTAATTACAATCCATCCACCAAATGGTTTTTGTCTAGCCTCTGCATACATATACCCTTGTGCTAGATATCCAAACAGATCATCATCTGCTACTGCATGAAAGCCACCGTTCTCACCAAACTTATTAGTGAATGACCATGGTGATGCACTTTTAATATCCCATACTTTATCTTCAATCTCTACATCAAGTGTGCCATTTACTGTGACTCCATCCAATTTATACTCTGTCTTTGTCTGCTCTGATTGTACCTCTACACCAGAGGCTTTCATAATTATCATAGCAGCTTGCTCTACTAAGTCACCAAAAAAATTTCTCATCTTAAAATTGTATGGCTGTGACTCACCTTTGATACCCCTCTTCTCCATCTGTAATTGGCATAAAGGTCTTCCGATGTTTGATGCTCTAAGACCAAACTCTTTTTTTCTTTGGTCAGTGAATTGCTTGCGGAATGATTCCATGCAAGCGTCACCAAACTGAGTGATCAAATCATCGGATACCTCAACCGCATCTTTCGATGCAGCCTCAAGAAACACCCTAACTTTTTCTAGGATGTCGGAACTCACGAAGCAAGTATCTCCGCTGGATCATCTTCTAGATCTTGCGTTGCTTCTATGATCTTTGCATCAGCTGTAGTAGGAGATGACTTCTTAGCAGAACGCCAGAGCTCTACTATCTCCTCGTTTTCAGTGTTGATAACATCCTGGAAAGATAAGAGAATCTCTTTTTCTTTGTCAGTAAATGTAACCTCCTCTGGATTGACTGATATATTTGATACATAGAATACATTGCTACCTGCTTTCTTCTTCATGGTTTTAAGTTCAAGTGTGTGATTAAACATTACTTTACCTCTGCGTCTGAGACTTTCTATTGCCTCTCCAACAGGTTTAAAGTTACTGCCTGTTACTTTCCACAACACTGGTAATTCTTTTACCTCTGTTGTGTCTCCTCCTGGTACACTACCTTTAAAAGAAACTAAGCCATAAACTAAACGATAACACTTTATCGCTTTCTGTTTCATTCTCTCTTCATCAGAAAGATTAGCAAGTTCTTTTGCTGGTATCTTACCACATCGCACACCACCTTGTATATCTATAGCCTCGTCTTTCCAAGACTTAAAGATTATACTTCTGTTGCTATACTCATTCTTGTCTGCATCGTACTTCATGTACTGGTATGCATTCATGAATGGTCTGAACGTAACAGGCTTTCCGTAAGCCATGCTATCTAGTTCTGGAACATACACACCGTATGATCCTACAGGTACTTCCGCACCATCATCGTTCTCTGGAAATCTATTTATAGCTAGCTTCGGTAAGAAGTTGCCAGTAGAAGATTTCTCTTGGCCAATCATAGACATGATCTGATCTTGTGATAGACCATCTATGTTAGCCACTTCATTATTAGACATCAAATTGTCCTCCTTTGTTTGGTTTGTTCTGTTATACACTATTTTTACTTCCTTGTCAATAAAATTGTTTAACGAAAATGCAATAAAAAAATACAGTATATCACAAATAATACGAACACTGTATGTATTATATTTTCATAAATTTTCACAAAGCTATTCCTTTCTGTTGGATTATAACATTCATATCAAGCCAATCATACCCAATCTTAGTCTCTGTGTCAAGGGGTACATTGAAGTCTATATCATAGTAAGACTTAAGAGAGTCTATAACATTTAATGTAGCAAGATCTAATATGTCTGCCATCTTATCTTCCTCGCCTGGATATATATCTGCAACTATAGAGTCATGAACAGTATTAATTAATAAACTCTTAACATCATTTTCTTTCATAAGATTATAAGCATTGATACATGCTATAGGTACAACATCAGCAGTAGCAAATCCTTGAACAGGATAGTTCTTTATTTGTGTAGAGTAACTAGACCCACCCCAAGCCTGTCTCTGTGCATATGGAAATGCGTACTCTCGACCTGATGGTGTTTTAATTTTTTTATACTGTATAGCATTACTCTGTAGATCTTCATGCCACTTTGCAATATCTTTATACTTATCTAAGAATGCTTTATAGTATCTCTTCTGATCTTCTGTACCTGACATGCCACCATATAAAGGTTTGAATGTATGTGCCTTTGCATCTTGTCTAGATACTCCTATAGTATCCGCAGTGAATTGATGGACA